GCCTGGATCTGGACGCAGGATCCTACAATACGGGTCATAACTAATTCCTATTCCGCAGCTCTGGCCATTGAACATGCTACCAAAAGCCGTGACATTATTCTCTCGGATAAATACCGGCGTCTTTTTCCTCATATCCTCATACGCCGGGATAAGGCTGCCAAATCCTCTTATGAGAATACCAGCGGAGGTGCCCGGTATGCAACTTCTACAGGAGGAATGATAACCGGTATCCATGGCCATTTGATCATCAATGATGACCCTTTGAATCCCGGGCAAGCCGCATCAGAGGCAGAACGCAAAACAGCCAATGAACATACAAAAACTTTGGCATCACGTAAGGTTGATAAGGCAAATACACCCGTAATAACCATTATGCAGCGTTTGCATGAGAATGATGTCACCGGTTACCTTTTGGCTAAGAAAGCGGAGAAAATACGGCATATCTGCCTTCCTGCAGAACTTTCCACTCTTGTAACTCCAACAGAAGTAAGAAAGAACTATGTCAATGGCCTTTTGGATCCTGTCAGGTTATCCAGGAAGATCCTGGATGAGCAGCTCATCGACCTGGGATCCCGGGGATATTCCGGACAATACGATCAAAACCCGGTCGCAGATGGAGGAAATATTGTCAAAAGGGAATGGTTCCAGTATATATCTTATAACGATTTTATGGGGCTAAAAGGGTCCATTCCAGTAACATTTTTTGTCGATACAGCTTTTACTGAGAAAAAGGAGAATGACCCAACTGGAATCATAGGAACTTGTAAGATTCGCAATGATCTGTATATACTATGTGCGAAAAAGGTCTATAAGAAATTCCCGGATCTTATCCGCTTTTTACCAACTTTTGTGAAAGAACATGGTTACACTGGCCAGAGCACGATTCGGATTGAACCTAAAGCGAACGGTATCTCAGTGGTTGATCAACTACAAGAAAGTACAAAACTCAATATTACCAGTACACCGGCACCAACAGACAGTAAGGAAACCCGGTTAAATGCTGCATCTCCCAAAGTTGAATGTGGACGTGTCATATTGGTGGTTGGTCCCTGGAATGAAGAATTTATTGAAGAAATATGTGGGTTCCCGGCCAAAGAACATGATGAGTATGTGGACTTGTTATGCTATGCTATAGACTATCACTTGAACAATGAAAGCGGCCTTGATGCTGAAGAACTAGCCGATTTACTTTAACAATACTTTGCCATGGAAATCAAAGATATCATCAAGCTAGAAGACACAAGCCTAATCTATAAGAAGCTTACGGCTAACAAAAAGGAACAGATTGTTTCCATTGAAAAAATCATAGCACAACTCAATCCAGAGAAGCATGATGTAATGGATCCTAAGATCCGTAAGAAAAAAACTGTAAAGGTTGACACGAAAAAAAACGATGAAATAACTGGTGAAAAAATCTACAAAGAGACCAAGATTGAGGTTTGTCGTGTTGCTGTTCCTTTACAGAAGATCCTAGTTGAGCGAACAGTTGGCTTTACATTCGGAATACCAGTCGAGTATTCATTAAAGAGTAAGAAGAAGGACCAAAAAAAATACCAGGATCTCTTTGATGTCATGGAAGATATCATGCATGATAACAAAATGCATTATTTTGATCGTAAGCTGGCCCGTAGGGTCTTTTCTGAATGCGAAGCAGCTGAGCTATGGTATTTTACCCTGGATGATCAAGGGAAGCCTGAAGAGATGAAAGTCAAACTGCTTTCACCTCTACTGGGTGATCAACTCTTTCCTCATCGTGATCAGTACGGGCGTATGGATGGTTTTGCCAGGAAGTATTATGTCAATGATGATGAAGGAAAGAGGATTGGAAGGTTCGATGTCTATGATAAACAATATGTTTATCAATACATCTTCAAAGATGGTGTCATGGTCAAACATAGAGATCCTGCATTACATGGATTCACCAAAGTTCCGGTAATTCATTATTCTCAGGAGGCTCCTGAGTGGTATGATGTACAATCTGCAATAGATCGTGTCGAAACGCTTATCTCTAATTGGGGAGATACGAACGATTATTTTGGATCACCATCTTATTTCTTTAAGGGGAAACTGAAAGGATTTGCAGAAAAAGGGGAACAGGGCAGAGTATATCAGGGAGATGAAAACACTGAAATGAGGGTCCTTTCCTGGAACAATTCCCCAACGTCCATGAAAGATGAGTTGGATAACCTTTTGGCCATTATTTTTGGGTATGTCCAGACTCCGGATATTTCCTTTAAAGTAATGAAAGACATTTCCAGCAACACATCCGGGGTGGCCATACGGCTGATGTTTACCGATGCTCACATGAAGGTTGCAACTAAGGAAGAATTATTCGGGGAGATGTTTACCCGTAGGTGTAATTTGATATGTAATGGGATTGTCACCTCATTGAAAACGGAAGGTGGAGTTATCTCAGATAGTATCGCCAATACCATCAAGATTGAGCCTGTTTTCACTCCTTATCTGCCGAAAAATGAAAAGGAAGAAATTGAAATGATCTGTACTGCAGTTAGTTCAGGCATTGCATCAAAAAAAGAAGGGATTGAACGTTTAGGATGGAGTGGCAATGCGGAAGAAACACTTACTCAGATATTAAAAGAAAAAGCAACTGATGCCGTTGAACCGGCTTACTAATAAGTCGAGATGCAAGATAAATGGGAAAAACGACATCAAAGAGAAATAAACCGCTATGCTGCCAGGATAGAGGAGATCTACAAAAAGGCAGCTGAAGAAGCGGCAAGAATTGGTCATAGCATCCATAACTTCAATCCCGACCGTCCCTTTTCTTTTGATGATTATCCTCAGGCCAAAAAGAAGATAACCGAGCTTCTAAAGGATCTGGCCAATAATGTTGAAATTACCATTATTGACGGAGTTAAATCATCCTGGACACTAGCTAACAATCGAAACAGTTATCTCACCCAGCTTCTTCTTGGGGACTACTACAATAAACTCACTTCAGAGCAAGCTGCACGTTACTATACAAACCATCATGCGGCAAGGAATGCCTTTTTGACCAGAAAGGAAAATGGTCTCGGACTCTCAAACCGAGTTTGGAAATATGTCAATCAGTTTAAGACTGAGATTGAACTAGGGATTGAACTGGGTCTTGGAGAGGGGAAATCGGCTGTTGATATGGCCCGTGATCTTAAGCAGTACCTGGTTGAGCCGGACCGGTTATTCAGAAGGGTCCGGAATAAATATGGCAACCTTCGCCTTTCCAAGGCCGCTGAGGCGTTTCATCCGGGTCCTGGTGTATATCGATCCAGCGTCAGGAATGCTCAGCGGCTTACCCGGACCGAGAACAATATGTCGTACCGGTTAGCTGACTATTTGAAGATCCAGGACCAGGACTTCATTGTAGGGATAGAGATCCATCTGTCCAACAACCATCCTGTTGAAGACATATGTGATGAGCTCAAAGGTAAATACCCTAAGACATTCAAGTTTCTTGGCTGGCATCCACAATGTCGGTGTTTTGTAACATATATTCTTAAAACTATTGAAGAGCTTAACCAGGAAACTGCTGCCTTACTGGAAGGGAAGAAGATCAATATCCGGAGTGTTAATGAGGTAAAAGACGTTCCGGAGAACTTTAAAAAATGGTTAACAGATAATGCAGATAGAATAGCAGTTTCAGGATATAAAGGTAAAACACCATATTTTTTAATGGATAATGATAAGTATGTCCACTTGGAAAATTTTCAGGCTACTAAACTGCAGAAACAGATTATTGACTCACGTCAGGAATATTTACAATATGACACAAAAAGTTGGAGACGAGATTACTTTGATCGTAATAACGGAGGATATCTTGTGGTTGACAGAGAGCGTATTGGTCATTCGACAATCAATAAAAACGAAAAAGTAAAATTTGATAAAGAATACCGAATGTGTGAAGTATTTGCAAAAAACGGGTACAAGATTGAAATATTAAAAGAGCGTCCAGGGATTAGTTCTTCAGATATCAGATTAAACGGAATAATGGCCGAATTAAAGAAAACGTCAAGCCATAATAACATCATGAATTATGCGAAAAAGGCTATTGATAAACAAGGAGCGAAGATAGTATTGTTTGAATTTGAGAAAGAAACGAAGGAAATTCACCTAGAATTATTAAAGCTGAAAAAAGAAAATATACGTGTATATTACTATTTCTCAAGACAAAAAGATATGATATATAAGCTGTAAAAATAGGAGAGCCGGATTTCTCCGGCTCAACATGCGGTACGAGCCGCCCGAAGCGTAACACGTCCCTCTTAAACACAAAAATAGAAAAACATTTGAGAATATCAAATATTCTCTGTTTTTCAGCTAAATATCTTCCCAATTTTCAAAAGGTGCACATCTAGTGCACATCTAGTGCATATGTAGTGCACAAACCTTCAATTAAAGAAATTTTATAAAATATTTTTGTTGACATCATAAACCAAAAGAAAAAGGACTATTATGATTCAACAAATTACTGATGCGCTCAAAACCAAATTCGTTGGGGTTGACGACAAAATTATCAGCAGGGTGGCCGCTAAGCTGGCCAAAACTGTCACGAAACAGGAAGATGTTACAACCTCCGTTGAGGGGGTAACATTTCAACAGATTCTCGAATCCTATGGAGACAGCCGTGCTACCGAAGCTACTCAGACGGCTGTTCAGAATTACGAGAAGAAACACGGTCTAAAAGATGGCCAAAAAATCGAGGATGAAGGCAAAAAACTGGAGGACTCAATTCAAAACACGCTTACACCGGAGAACGTTCAAAAATTGATCGATGACAAGGTGGCTGCAGCGCTTGCACCTTACAGGGACAAGGAGGAAAAGTCACGCTTGCAAAGTCTTCTCAACGGACATGAGAAGTTGAAAAACATTCCGGAAGTGTTCCGGTCCAAGTACTCAATTCAAAAAGAGGAGGAGTTGGATTCGGTTGTCACACAAATTGAAACCGACTACACAGCACTCAAGCAAGATCTTGTTCGTTCAGGACAGTTCTCAGAACCGCCTGCAAGTGGTTCAGGATTGAATACTACTGATGATTTTGTTGATCAGTTGCGTAGTATGGGCGAAAGCAAAAAGTAACACTAACAAAAAGAGGAAGTTATGTATTTTGAAGAAAAGACACCAACTGCAATAAAAGAAGGTGTTTGGAACGAGAAAACCTGTATACGCAGGACCGCCGGATGGAATATCTATACCGGCAATCTCGGATCCATGGAATGGCTCCCGAAAGGATCGTTGATGGCTGTCATGGCCGTTAACAATCTTCTTCAGGCCGTACTTGTGAAATCCGGGATCGTCCATGAAAGTCTTAGCAGCGGCACATCCCTTAAAGTAAAAAAGGGACACAACTTTATTGCCGGTGATAAGATTGCAGGGACAAACACCATTACTGCAATTACCCCGGGATCCGACAGTGATCCTTATGACACTTTCACAATCACCTCTGCATCGTTTACAGCAGGTGATGTAATTCTCTCACTGCCTGTAAACAGTGACAATCCTGAAGTTTTTGATAATGTATTGAAAATTGGGTTGAACTATGCCCCGGTCAGGATCAAAGGAGCACCGACCTGCGTTATTACACTGCAAGCATATGAGATCAAAGAGGCAACTCTTCCCTGGCCAATCAATGCTGCAATAAAAAAAGCTCTCACGAGCCGTCACGATTTTATATAGGAGGAAAAAGCAATGGATTCAATTTTACAAAAATTACTGGAGCCTAAAGCATTTGATGCTTTTATCCAAGAGAACATGAAGCTTTCCACCTATAAAGCTGACTGGAAGCAGGAGATGGATGTGGAGTACGAACCGAGTAAAGCCTATCAGGCAATCCTGGCTGAATATGCCGCTGCTATGGTAGGTTCTGTTATTGACAAAAACGCTGAGAAGCCGACTCACCAGATGCCTACAGCCAGGGAATTGGTTGGAGCTATTGCCCGGATGGGTGATGAATGGCAGATGGATAACGACCGGTTGGATCGTTTCTATTACCTGGAAGGCAGGTACCGCAGCCGGGTTGCCAATTTCTCAGAAGAACAAAGAAAGGCAGAATTTGCCAAGCTTGTAAAATATCTGTTTGATCCCTTTGAAAAGGCAGTTATTGCACCTCACAAGCGTATTGGCATGCTGTATTATGAGGGACTTTTCAACGGGACACAGTCGGTAAGTTCCCTCAATAACACAGCTTCCGACATTGCCTACAGCTATGACTTGGGTGTAGAAAGAATCAAAACACAGTTTGGCCAATGGAGTAATCCATATGCCCGACCTGTTGATGATTTCCAGCATGTGGTCGATCTTGCTGCAGCTAAAGGAAAGAGCGTTCTGAAAGTACGGATGAGTAAAAAAACCTTCCGCCGGATGGCAACAACCAACCAGTTGAAGGACCATTTTGTTGTAAAACTTAATGGTGTAGATGTGGCAAAATCCGATGTGGGCCTGACGCATGTAAACACTTACCTGGAAGACAAGCTGCTTCCTACCATTGAGATCGAACCTGATCGCTTTGTTACTCTGGCAGATGGATCTTCTGTCAACCTGACAAAAGACGATCGTGTTGTGTTCATGTGCGCTACTCGGGTAGCTGTTCTGAAAGCAGCTGATCCACTGGAAATGGTGGATCCACTTCCCAACAAGGTTTACTCTACCTATGATGACAATCTGGTAGGAATGTGGCGTGATTCAAGAGGCAGGTTCGTTGATTACGAAATGTGGGGGACCCCGGTATTTATCGGAAAAAACGAATACTTCATCCTGAAAACAGATGAGGTAGAATCCTCATTCGTAGCTCCGTTTGACCCCACTGCTACTCCTGTTATTCTTCCTTTCAAAACAGCTGAAACCTTTGAATGTAATGAAGGCGCTTCAGATACTGAAGTAATAGCCTTCTCTACACAAGGGATAACCGGTAAGGTTAAAGCTGTTCTGGGTGGAACTGATAAAGCCCGCTTTGCTCTTGGAAACATTGAGCTTGGCGAAGGTGGTGGAAACATTGAAATAACCTATACTCCTGGTGATACAGCTGGTGATGTTGAACATGCAGCAACACTGACACTCTCAGCTCCGAATGTTGCTGAAAATGTTGTTATCGCTCTTAATGGAGTATCACATGATGTGGCCTAATGAAAACCTACTTCGATAGAGTAAAAGCAGAACTAGGCGCTTATGAAGTAAGCCGGAATGCTATTGAAAGTGCTATTGAGAAAGTCGAGGAGCGCTTTGCGCTCCCGGCTTTTCAAGCTGATCAAGAATACGTTTCCGGTAATATGAAGTATGTCGCTATAGCTGCCATTTATGTACTCAATTCGATAAGAGGCTACAAAAGTGTCAAGGTAGGAGATGTTTCCAAAGAATGGAACGATCAGGAGATTGACGGGAGAATAAAAGTTATCTGCAAAGAAAACGGATTGTCTCCCGATCAATTTCTGACTGATAAAAACATTGTCAATAACCTAACAAATATGTGGTAATGGATATTGAGAACGGAACATTGACACCAATTATAGCGATTCCCGCCGGAAGAGACGAAAACGGGTACATGGTACCGGCTTCTTCCGCTCCCGGGGATCCTATACGCTGCTATATCAAAACGGTCAAGACAAACAACGTGGGAAAACAGGAGGGTAATTATTTCAAGATAGCCTCATATGAGGTTTTGATTGACAATATATCATTTGCCTCAACCCGTGTGATACTAAGCTGTGACGATAGGGGCGATCTTGGTGAATTTGCAGTGATCAGTACTATTCCAATGCAAGCTGTTAACCTTTTGAAGATACTTGTGTAATGGCAAAAATATCCATTAAACTAAGAACCCCGAAGCAGGTAATTGAGGCTTCAATGCGCCATGGGGCTAGGAAGGTCAAGAAAAGGATCCTTGTGCTGATGGAAGTAGCAGGAACTGCGGGTATGAATGCAGCACGTCTTAACGGATCGTATTTAGACCAAACCGGGAACCTTCGAAGTTCGGTGGGATATGCCTTAGTTGAGGATGGAAAGCTTGTCAAAACAGGAGAATTCAATCAGGTCAAAAATGGAGGAGAAGGTCCACAGCAAGGTAGACAATTAGCTGAACAGATCGCTACCGAATTTCCGAAAGGAATAACGGTTGTGCTTCTGGCCGGGATGCCGTATGCCAGTGCTCTTTCTGCTCGTGGCTATGATGTTATTGATAGTGGGATACTCACAACGATGCGCCTGGTACCGGAATTATTGAAACCCTTTAAAAACTAACCTATGTCGAGAACAGGACCAGAAGTCGAAAAAGATGTGTTTGACATCATCGCTGCCAGTTCACTTAAAAATAAAGTGAATGGGGTTGTATGTATGGAAGATGAACGTCCTAAGGACTCTGAGCTGGAAGACATTGTAGTAAAGTTCGTATCCGGGATTCCAGGTGTGATTGAAACAGGAAGTGTGGCTGTCTTGATTTATGTAAAAGATATCGATTTATATGGAGACGGGACGCTTCGACAGAACAAACCACGACTGAAAACTCTTTCACAAGAGGCTGCAAGTTGGGTTAAGGATATCAGTAAACGCAGTATTGAAACCGGATATAAGTTTAGGCTTTTGTTCAGTATAAACACTCAAGAAGCACCTGATATTCATCAGCATTATTTATCAATTCGATTGCACTATAAAGCAGTAGAAAAAGACTAAAACAAACCATTAAAAAATAACAATATTATGGCAGGAATAACATGGGGGAAACCCACAATATCGATGGGAGTAACTGGAGAAAACGATGCATTTGCAGCTTCTCTGACTCCCTTTACATTCAAAATTGCGGAAGATTCAACCGCTTACAGCAAGAATGCTGGCTCAGCAAAAGAAAAATATGGAGAAGGGCATGAGCTGATTGGCAGAAAGGCTGTGAAAGGAACACGGCTTTTGAAATTCACAGCAATCATTCAAACCCTTGCAGAAATGGCCGAATTGGGGCTTGGGACGGTAGCGACAAAGACCTTGCCCGTATTTACCGATCTCATGTCCGGTTATAAATCCATACAAGTCGATCCGGAAGAGGTTGGCATGTTGGGTTTGCAGATCCCGAAATGCTCCATTGAATGTTCCGATACCTACACAGGGGCCGATGGTGTCTGTGTGGACGTAGAATGCTATGAGCTTACTCCTTCTGATTCTGCGGTAGCTCCTCATACCTGGTATGAGAAAGAAGCTGAAGTTCCCGCAGGATAGTACATGTAAACATTGATCGAGAGGCGGGCATTTCCCGCCTCTTATTAAGGTTATGAAGAAGCAGAAGAACGAAGATATTACCGGTCAGATACTGGCAGCTAAAGCCCTGGCACAAGAACCTCGTGAGATTATTACTTACAGGAAAGTCAGACGCTGGAAAAGGAAATTCCGATTTTCACCTCTCCCGGGAAAGCTCATTACTGAGCGGATCCCTGTTAAATGGACCATTTATCCACCGACAATGGGAAAGCAGGAATACCTGGAAAGGACCTTCTTGGAACTCGGCTTTGACTATGAGAAACTCCACGATTCCGAGCATATTGAGGAAGAAGTAATGAGGGTTACGGCAGAAAAAACGGGATTATGTGCAAGGCTGATGGCTATCGCTACGCTGAACACCGAGAAAGAGTTAAAAGACAATAAACTAATCGAAGAGCGGACCGAGTTGTTCAAGTGGAATTGCACACAAAATGAATTTGTTACAGCTCTGTTAACCGTTTATTCCATGGTGGACCGCCTGTCTTTTTTAGTACTTATGCGATTGATGCAGACAATGCAATTAAACGCTCCCTCTCAAAAAGAGACGACAAGACGCATAAAGTAGTCGGCGGTAATTCGCCGTGGGGCGCAATATTGGATATGGCCTGCTCTCGTTACGGTTGGACATTTCACTATGCTATGTGGGAGATCTCACTGGTAAATCTACAGATGATGTTGGCGGATCAGATTACGGTCCTTTACATAGATAAGAACAGCAAGAACAATGCTTTTGATGACGGGATAGAAATGAAGGCTGAAAAGGCGACAATCGCCCAGGCAAGGGCATTATTAGGATAATATGGCAGAAAATCAATACCCTCTTTATTACGGCATTGGAGCCGACAACAGCGAATTCCTCAAGGCATTCGA